AACGGCTAAAGTAGTAGGCTTTTAACCTATTAATCAGGGTTCGATTCCCTGTGCCCCTACCATATAAAAATACATTTGTTGCCGAATTTGGGTGGCATTGAAGAATCGCGGTAGTCAATCCGTATTCGCAAGTGTGTTTCTATATGGTATAGCTTGCAAGGTCGCTCCTTGCCGCAAACGTCAGTGATAGGCGTGACAGTTGAGGAGAGACCCAAGCCATATAAAAACACATTCTACCCTACCCTGGCTGAAACGGCTGTGCGGGGATAGGAGAACAGACCCGTTTGAGTGTGTTTCTATATGGTAACAAGGTTCGAAACTTGTCCTTCCGGTGGCGGAAAATTACCCATAAGGGGAAAAACCGGTGCCATATAAAAACACATCGCACGACTACGCGGTCAAACTCGGCGAAGGTAGCAATACTGGAGAGTCGGTGTGTTTCTATATGGTAAGTGTTATCTGCAGATAGTACCCATGCTGGGGAGTAATTAACCTCAGGAACTCGCGGTGGTGAAATTGGTAGACACAGCCCCGTTATAGGGGCAACAGTATCCGTAAGGACTGTATGCAGGTTCGAGCCCTGCCCGCAATGAGTTTGCATATTGAAATACATTGACGTTATTTGACCTCTATGCGGCGCGAACCGTAATAAGTCATTCAATGCTTGCGAGACCTGCGCCATACGGCTGGGAAGATTGTTACCTACCCCGCGGCGTCTAAACAATCTGTGGTTCAGTGTATTTCAATATGGTATTAGAGATTATTAATAAAGCGCAGAGCTTTGTTGATGTTTGTGAAATAGCGCATAGTTAGTTCACAATCATAAATGTCGTAAACCACAATACAGCACACGCCGTCGTCACTTAGGCTTAGTTGAAAGTCTAATCCAGCTGGTGTTTGACTGTAGTAAGTTTTCACAAAAATATTTATGGTGTCTGTCGCCAAGTGGTAAGGCCTCGGGTTGTGATTCCGATATGCGTGGGTTCGATCCCCATCAGACACCCCAGACACGGATGTATAGCAAAGTGGTAATGCAGCATCTTCATACGGTGCCTATCGCTAGTTCGAATCTAGCTACATCCACCAAATAAAACATAAGTAGATTATTCCCTGATAGCTCAGTTGGTAGAAGCACTTGACTGTTAATCAAGGTGTCGCTGGTTCGAGCCCAGCTCGGGGAGCCAAACATGGAAAGCGGGCAGGCCGGTAATGCAGCACCCTGCTAAGGTGTAGACTTGTGATGAGCAGGTCAGTGGGTTCGATTCCCACGCTTTCCACCAAATAGGAGTAGATCATGCCAATGTATGAAACAACTGTGAGAACACCTCAAGGTGAAGAAAAGAAACGCATCTATGCGGATACACCGCAAGAGGCCAAAAAACTTTTTGAACAACTCTACGGTGGTCCTCGAGCAGTGCCATACATACCGCATATTGTGCCAAGTTAAATTATTTGCAGGATTAATTCAGTGGTAGAATGTCTCGTTGCCAACGAGAATGTCATCGGTTCGAACCCGATATCCTGCTCCAACAATTTAGGGGGTTAGCTCAGTTGGTAGAGCATCTGCCTTACACGCAGGTTGTCATCGGTTCGAACCCGGTACCCCCTACCATGATTATTATGTATAAAAGACTTTTAGCATTTGGCGATAGCTTTACATATGGATACGATCTGCCAGACTGTGTAGACTGTCCTAGTAAAAAGACCTATGCAGCATTGTTGGCCGATTGGTTAGAGATTCCATATTTTTGTCATGCAGTAGGATCAAATTCCAATCAAGGAATATCAAGATCTATTTTAGATTCAGATGTCACTGATACCGATTTGGTATTGATCATGTGGACATTTGAAGCTCGGCAAGATTTTTTATTTGATGGCAACAGAGGGTGGAGTAGTGTACTGCCAAACAAAAATGATTCGTTTGCAGATTTTTTCTTTAAAAATATCGATAAGTCAGACGAATACTTTGCTTATCTAAGTCACAAAGAAATTTATTTGATACAAAATTTTTTAAAACAAAAGAATGTTCAACATATCAATCTGTCAACTGTGTCGTCAATTTACAAATCTATCGGTTATCGAAATACTGCGTTATCTAAGTTGATCGACACTGAATCCTGGTTAGAATTGCCCGGTCCCGAGGGATTCTATAATTGGGCATTGGCAAAGAACTTAATTGTACGCGGCGGCGGACATGCAAACGAAGAGGCACACAAACAACTGTTTGACATAATTAAAGTTCAACTCAAGAAGTAATACCTTAGTACTACTTGACCGAAATTGCCTTTTGTGCTATAATTACACATTAAAGGAGATTCGGTATGTGGATTCAAAATGTAAGCATGAGCGACATCAAGCAAGGGTTTCACATTGACCCTGGCTTTAACTCCATGCTGATTCAGATTGTGGATCCTGCATATGAGTTTCCTGTACCCAAGTATGCATTCCGCGAAGTACATCAGTTTGAATTCTTAGATGCCGAGCGTGATGACCGCTTTCCAGATGAAGCAAAGATCACAGACGAGCAAGCACAAGAGTTAGTTCGTTTATTGCAACATGCACAAGAACAACGCATGAACGTGATTGTTCACTGTCACGCAGGTGTGTGCCGCAGTGGTGCAGTTTGCGAAGTCGGTGTGATGTTAGGATTTAAAGACACTGAATCTTTCCGTAGTCCTAACTTATTGGTCAAGCACCAGATGATGAAAGCCTTGGGCTGGACTTACGACGAAAACGAAAAACACACCATCAATGGTGAAACAACAGACTGGGGTTTTGTGATTCCCAAACCCCGCGAAGGAGATATCTAATGCCAGCAACATTTTTAGTTAGCGACACGCACTTTGGTCATGCTGGCGTTTGCCGTTTTACCGAAGCAGATGGTGTCACAAAGATTCGTCCCTGGACTGACCCCGACGAGATGGACGAAGAAATGGTCCGTCGTTGGAACGATCGTGTTCGTCCTTCGGACAAGGTTTATCACTTAGGTGATGTTGTTATTAACCGCAAGGCTTTGAAGACATTGAGTCGCTTGAACGGCGACAAGGTGTTGATCCGTGGCAACCATGACATCTTTCGTGATGAGGAATACCGCGAGTACTTTCGTGAATTACGTGCATACCATGTTTTGAACGGAATGATCTTGAGTCATATTCCTGTACACCCAGAGAGCTTGGGACGGTTTGGTACCAACATTCACGGGCACACTCACACAAATCGTGTAAAGAAGATTGTGGGTGTCGATGTGCGCTCAGGTGAGTTCAAGTACAGTAAAGAAAATGACGTTCGTTATCATTGCGTATGCGTGGAACAAACTGATTTTGCACCTATCTTGTTTGAAGATGTGATCAAGCGCATTGAAGCAGAAGGTGGGTCAGTGGGTTTCAAGAACGGCAATGGTCCCGTAATGTAAAAGTCGGCCTTTAGTTCAATGGATAGAATGCCATGCTTCGAACTTGGTGATGTGGGTTCGATTCCTGCAGGGCCGGCCAATCGCAAGGAGAAAGAAGATGAAACCTGTGATGTTTGAAAACAAACTAAATCGCGAGCGTGTTATCTGTGACGACACAAAATTATCCCAGTGGGTAGATGGCGTGGAGTATCTTGCGGTGCATCGAGAGCATTCTCCCAGAGTGTTTCTCATGCGCCGAGACAGTTTACAAAAAGTAAAAACGAAAGAAAAAATGACTCGGTAGTTCAATTGGCAGAGCGTCGGTCTCCAAAACCGAAAGTTGGGGGTTCAAGTCCCTCCCGGGTCGCCAACACAAAGAGGAAAAAATGACAAAGTTCAACATCGAAGAAATCCGTGACTTCATTGCAGGTCAAAGTCCAGAAACCAAAATTTACATTGGTTGCGACTCTGAACGCACAAAGATCAACGGATTATGGCATGCTGTTTACACAGCGGCCATTGTGGTTCATATCGATGGCAAGCACGGCTGTAAGCTGTTTGGTGAAGTAACTCGCGAACGCGACTACGACCAAAAAGCCAATCGTCCCAGCACAAGACTGATGACAGAAGTTTATAAAGTTTCTGCTTTGTACTTGAAGTTAGCTGACGTGTTGGAAGGTCGAGACGTTGAAGTTCACTTGGACGTCAACCCCGACGAACAGCACGGTTCGAGCTGTGTTGTCAGTCAGGCCATTGGTTATATTCGTGGCGTTTGCAATGTTGAACCCATGGTCAAGCCACAAGCGTTTGCCGCAAGTTATGCAGCCGACCGTTTCCGTAGCTTGAGCAATGCTCGAGGTCATGCCCAGGTGGTATAAAGAGTTTCGAGCAATTTTAAATGTCCTTCCCGATTTGGATGAGCTCCGTCGGGGAAATAGTTAGAGTTAGATTTCCAAAAATCTAACTTTAACTGACATTTATCCATTATTTCTATAAATTCTTGCTTTTGCTCCGCAGTCGGGGAAAACTTTGACGAGTTTAGAAAGAATTCAAATGTATCCTTGTGGCTAGTCATGTAAGGTGAATCCTGCCATTGTGGTAAAAGCAGTTCAGTCATACTAGGTATCAAATAGTCAAATGCTCCGTTGTGATCGATAGGAAAACATCCTGCGCCGCCAATGACAGTTATTTTCAATTCTGGAAATTGTTGTTTAAGATTTTTAACCTGGTCAATAAACCATTTTGCATGTTGTTCAACTATCTCAGATGGTAAATTTTTTTCAAAATTGATGATTTTAGCATGACGCAAAGAATCAGTGTAAAAAAATACAACATGATCAATGCCAGACCAGACTGCGGTCAACACTTGTCCCCAGGCAATTATGTTATCGATACCTGGAAGGCCAACATTGATTACTGTGTGGCCGTCGTTTAAAAGATATTGGTGTAGTCCTCGATGAGTTATCGTATTATTGATCCACTCGCCTTGACTCCAACTATCTCCGGATATTAAAAAGTTCATGAAATATTTAATACTTCAGCATGCCCCGGTGGTGTAATTGGTAGCCACGCCAGACTCAAAATCTGGTGCGTAATGCGTGTGGGTTCGAGTCCCACCCTGGGCACCACAATTTCGGTAAAACTGATCAAAATAGTTGTTGACAACTAAATCAGTTTATACTACAATAGATACTTAGGGCAGTTTATTGTCCTGTGCAGTATGGTTCGCCCAGCTGTACGAAGAATAAGTCCTGTGAGGGACCCAAAGGAGGTAAGCCTACGCAACTCCGCCAGCAATGGTTCATGTAAACAAGCCTGCTCAGGTCCGT